CACATTTTCAACTCTAGGCTCAAAGTTATCTAATGCGATTGATATTTGTTGTCTAATTGTAGATGCAGTACCAAAATCAACGAATTCAAATAGGCTTCTTTGGACTTCTGAACCTAACAAAGGATTAAAGAAGCGTTCAGTAGGAATTGTTTGCACTATATTTCTTACTGATCTACGAATTGCATCCGCATTCTTCAATATTTGCAAATCATTTGTTACAGGATGAGGTTTAAAAGACAACGAAATGTCTTTAAATGCTCTAGATACCCTCTTAATCGCCATCGGACAAAGGTTTTTTATTATTTATACCTGTTTTCCCATAAAAAAAGTGCCCCTTTCGAGACACTGCGGTTATTTTCCTTGTCCTCGGTACTTTTTACGAGCCGAGTTGCGGGATGTAGGTGAATATTTTGAGTGTTTTCCTCTTCCTTGACGAGATTTTTTGGGTGTCGCCTCCTTAAGTGTATTCGGACTTGAATAAATTGCCATAATTACTCTGCATTAATTTTAGTTTTGATAGTATCGGGATGTGGAAGACCTGTTTGATAGAATTGAATCGCTAAGTCTTCCATCATATCGAAGTATTCTCCTTGGGTGAGGCATGTGTATACCTCCTCCCCATCTATAAGAATACTATATGACTCTGGTCTTTTCATGTCCCACACGCACACGTGGATCGCACCAGATTTCGAAACCTGCTTCTTTCGCATCGAGACAGAAAGAAACATCTTCACCACACATGTCTTGTACTTCGCCACTCTCGAAGACTTGCATCTTAGGTGCGAACCATGGATAAGGCAGTCCTTCGTTTTCAAATACTCCATTCTTAATAAGAAGCCATCCGAAACCTGTGTAGTCTACTGTGAAAGGTTTCTTTCTCTTTGAGATACTTTCAACTGTTTCATGATTCATGACTCCACCGTTGTTACGGAAATCATCTTCTTCTAGCCAATGAGCAACTGATGTTGTTTTTCCATCCTCTGTAGCATACCAACCTGCTGCTATTTCTTTTTCCATTAGCACGAGTTGGAAGAATTTCTCAGAGTTAAAAACAATATCAGAGTCAATCCATAATTGCCAGTCGTATTTTAGTTTTCCATCCCATGGAACTTGATTAGGCCCACGGAGAACATTTGCACCTAAACATTTGCAACGGGCGAAATTCACCATTGATGAATAATCTTGAGATATCTGAATACTTGCACCAGACTGAACCAAGTCGAAGCAGAGTTGTACAAAAGATTTTAGATATTGGTATGAAACTCCTCTGCCAGGCAAGCAAAATACTATTGATTTTCCTTTTACTATTTGTTTTGCCTTATCGTAATCCCATTCCTGCACTTGCTTTTGTGCAGTCGGTGGTTTGGCCTTCACCGTGAATCCTTTAGCCATAATTGTGTTAATTCCTTCAAGTCAATTATATCACCTTATATATGCTTTGTCAATCAATTAAGTATTTTCGGTTATTATCACTTCACTATCTACAATATTCCAGATTAATTCCGAATCTTCGAACCATCCCATCTCATTGATTATTGCTTCTGGTATAACCACTTTATACTCCCCAGTTACTGAATCGACCTCTATCGTCGAAAAAATATGTCCGAAATTTTTTTGCATTCTGAAGGGATCGTATATGTTTTTATATAGCGAAAAAAATTTTTATATAAAGGGCAATAGTTATCTCGCTTCCGTAACACTTTGTAGGTTAGGGTAGTTAGGCGTTTTCAAACGCGGGACGGGCAAACGCCCCCAATAACGGGGGCACTGTCTGATTCACGAACTAATAGCTCATTGTGTTCACACCGTGGGCAGTGTTGATTAGGCCCTTGATGTTGTCCTGCTGCAACTTCAAAACTATCTGGCTGTTCTTATTTGCTTTGCTCATTCCTAAGAATGCTTTGATGCCGTTGTTGCTTGTCAGTCTCAACCTTAGGCCTGTATCAATTACAGAGTCAGATGATTTGAACACAACCTTACGGCTGCTCTTACCCCTGCCCTTTACCAACTCGGCCTTATAACCACTCTTCAAAAGACGAACGGACATAATGCCAGAATCTTCTACCATGTGTAGCTCCTTAGATTCCGTATCATTGATTGCCATGACCATCCCCGCATTGTCACGCACTAGCACCTGATGAAGCCATGCAGTCAAATCCTCTGAAGTGATTCCGTTCAACTCCTTCTCACAGTGGTTGGCAAATGCAGAACGCATAGGCTCAACCTGAGCGGCTGCCTCAGGGGTGTTTCTGTAAAGGTCAACCAATAAGAGAAAATCACTAAAGCGGCCAACGTTAACCAGTGAATCAACTTTTGAAGTGTTGACCCAATCAAACGAACCGTTTTTTAGCCCCTTCTTATGCTTGATGCTAATGGGGACATTCCCTGCCATTGCGTCGGCCTTATTCTTAGTCCCTCCTAAGTGCTTTACCTCATCCTTGAAAATTCCTGCTTCATTCAAGAATGCGATTGTGTCAAGCTCATTTTTGATGCCTGAGTTGTGAACTGATCCGTCGGTTTTGAACATTGATTTAAATCCTTGTTTTGTGTATAAGGCCAGTATAAACGAAACGGCTCCCATTTTGGTAAATGGCAGCCGCTTTGCTTATTGGCACATAGATTCGAAACGGGTCTTTGCGATTGATTCGCATTTCTCCATATCCAATTCAGGGAACCACTCCTCTAAAACTTCTTCGAAAATCGTTTCCATGAGTGATTCATTTTGTAGTGTGCTCATCCTTAACCCTCCTTGATTTCTGTGATTAGGTCATTCATTTCTGTGACATCTGCTTCTCCCCAATCTGCACCGTCAGGGGTTGAACCGCATATGGTCAGATCATCCGCCACGACCTCAAAAAGGAAACAGAGAAAATCCGCATAATTGTTGCACTCCTTGGCAAGTTCATAAAGGGAAGGGGTGTTGTTGATCCAGAGTGCACAGTTCCAAGTTGTCCAGTCTGACCAACCGTTGTAGTCTTTTTTGATGTCTGAAAGATTGAATGATGTTTGAACCATGGGTGGAACTCCTTTTGTGTATGTTCTAATTATAGGGTGCCTTAGGCACGAATGGGAATTTTATGTGCCACCTGCAGGACTGTCTGCGGCCCACTTGACGTTGTTGAAGTTGGCATAGGAGAATAATTCTCTATCAACCAACTTATAGCTACCGCCATCAGAATGAATGACATAGCCCTCTGCATCAATGCTCTCAATAGAATCCTCCTCAGGGTTTACAATGTATGCGTCAGGGCCCCACCTGTGGCGGCACTGACTTAATGCTATCATCTTTAAAGTCTTAACGCTTATCCAAAATGAAATGAGTTTAGGATTGTCAAACTGATCGGGGTCTATCTCCTTACCGTCACGGATGTAACTATTTAATTCTTTGGTGATCTTCCTGGCCTCTTTGACGGATGCGAACACCACCAACTGAGCCATCATCCTGACAAATTCAAGGTACATGCCAAACTCAAACCTGTTGCCAAAACGGTTGTATGAATCATTAGCCGTACCTGCATGGGGCCTCACGAATAAACAACTTTCAGTCCCTTCCAAATTGTCCAATATGGGTTTAGCCTCTGCATCCCTTAGGTCACAGTCGGCCGTGTATTCAGTATGAGGGGCCACAATAATATTCTCCGTAACAACGGTGCCATCATCATGCATGTCAAAATCATACTCAATCGTGTTAGGGGTATATTGGCCCTCTCCCCCAAATCCGATGAAATCACCTTGAATAATAGAGTCAGTGTCAGGGAGACAATCAAAACACTCATGCAGTATCTCGGCCACCTGGCCGTTGTGGTTTCTGTCTATGTCCTCATGACTCTCATTGATTTTGATTTTGATCTTATTAAATACGGATTTTGTCCCCACGAACTGGCGGCCTGTGGCTGGGTTCTTACCCCATACTATGGCTGGTGCCCCATCATACTTGACAGAGATTTGCTGTTCCATTAAAAAAGCATCCAATACGGATAGATCTCCGCTTAAGATGCTGTCCTCAGGGTGCTCAATGTGAAGGTTTTTTGTCATAACAAAATCAGGAAAAATGTTTGTAGTGGGTGAGGTAGCAGATGTCTAACCTAAGGTTTCAGGGATGCCAACCTCTTCCACTCTTATAATATAACACGAAAATGCCCCCTTACGGGGGCTGAGTGGTCAGTTTACGAAGTGGTTAGACTATCAAAGAATTCCTGGGGTTGCTCCTTTGCTAAGACCCCATCTAACCACTTGTTGATATGACGTGATGTTGTTACTGACCAGAATTTTGATGTCCTGTAGTAACCGTTATCACTCAAGCATGCCAAAGGTGTTTTGTATGAGAATAAAACCTGATACCCGTTGCTAAAATCAACTTGGGTCATGTTTGAAGCGATTGGTTGAAGTCGCATGTTTGCTCCTTTTGTTTACTCTTATAATATACCAATAAAAAACCCCCTGTGGGGGGTTTGGTGGTCAGTTTCTAAACTGTCCATGCTTTGACGGTTTTGACTGCCTGTGCATGGTAGGGTTGAACTGCCTCAAATCCTTTAGTGAAATCACGAATTAATTCCTGGATCTCAAAATTGTGGATTGCCCAACGGGTTTGGATGTCTGCAAAATACCTTTGAGGTGTGATGAGACGGGCAGTTGATGGTCTCTTAAGTGTGGTTACTTTTGAGACTGCCTTGCCACTCTTAAAGGTTGTGACAGTGACCTTTGCAACTGGTGTTTTTTTAGTAACTGCTTTAGGTGTTGCTTTTGCAGTTGTTGAAGTCTTACGGGTTCTACGCTTCTTTGGGGCAGTTGCCTTAGGAGTTGCAGGGGT